ATCATTGCATTTAATGGTGCGGATAGAGCAGATAAATTAATTGGAGATGATGTATTTGTTGTTGTATTTGATGTATTATTTGCTGATTGATTATTTTGAGTTTGTACACTATTGGAGGGTGAATTTGTTTGTATTGTTTGCAAATTAGTTTCAGTAGTGTTTGATGCATTACCCAACCCACTTGAATTTGATTTCATACCACTACCATCCAAAAGATTAGGTGCAGCCACCACATCATCATTTGGTGATAATTCAAACAAACCACCTTCTTTAGTAGATATTCGAGTTTTACCATCGGCAGGTGACATAACGTCTCCAGCTTTACTCATTTGAGAATAACCATATGTTAAAGCCGCTGCGGCTGCACCAGCACCCAATGCCCACCCAACATATGGAATAGCTGCTACCGATTTATATGCTGCCATAGCCGCATCTACTATTGTCATAATCAATCCTCTTTGTTTAATTGCATTTATAGCAGTTTCAATACCCAATGATACTTTTTGATATGCAGATTGTGCTATTGTCATACCCAACTCATCTTTTGCAAATAAATAAGACATTCCTTTTTGTACAGCTATTGCAGTTGCAATACCCAATACTGCGGATAATAATGGAGCTGATTCTTTTATATATCCCACCAATTTACCAAACAATTCAGCTGCCAATTGTATAGGTGATAATACTAATTGTAATATTGGTATTAATCCTTCCAATAATGGAGTTAATGAACTTCCCAAAGTAGCTGCTATACCAGTAAAAGCGTTACTTAATTTTTCAAGTTGAGCTGCTTGCTCTTGTTGAACTGCGAATTTTTCTACTTCTAAATTTAATTGGTCCTCACTAACGTTACTCAAATCCAATCCCTTTTCCATTGCAGCATTAGCCGCATCTTGCTGGTCTTTTGATAAACTAGCCATCTTATCTCTAAGTGCTATTTCTTTATTAATTTGGTCAACTGTCTTTCCAGCCGCATCTGCTAAAGCTTTCTGAGTCCAATAATCTTTATCTTTAAATTTACCACCTCTTTCTAATTGATTTAATACTTCTTGGTTAGCCTCTACCATTTTATTATCAGCTGCCAATCCTCTTGCTTTACTTAAATTAAATTGTCCTTGTACAAATGTTGCTGCTTTTAATTCTTTTTCAATGCCACCTTCAAAATCTAATAAAGCTTCTGCTGTTTTGGTTACTTCTTTAATATTACTACCCAATCTCCTTGCTTCAACAGCTGCTTTTGCCAATGCGTTTATATCACCATGAAAGAATGTGGATGCAGCTTCTGCACTGTCAGCAATATCCTCCATTACTTTTCTAGGTGCAACTTTAGCCATTTTAGCCATACTTGCAACTTGCATTTGAACACTTACTGCAGTAGTTTCCGATAAACCGCCAACGCTTTCAAATACTGACTGAACTTCAGCTGCTGTTTTTGCACTAACACCAATATTTTGTTTCATTGCAGTTAATCCAGCAACAGCTGCTTCTGAATAATCAACAATATCTGAAAATTGTTCAACTAATGCAGCTTGAGTTTCATAAACATCTTTTGCAGTTACACCAAATTTAGCATATTTACCAACTATATTGTTTACTTCAGCGTTCATTCCCTTCATTTGGGAATTTGTTAAACCGGTTGTTTCTCTAAATTCCTTTGCAGCTCCATCTAAATCCGTAAATAATTTTACAGCAGATACCAATGCGGTTATTAATATTAATACACCAGCCGCCATTAATCCAGCAGCTAATCCAGCACCTCGTATTACACCAATTAATTGTTTACCAAATGAAACAGCACTTTGTATTGGTTGTGGTAAACTACTCATTAAATCAGCTTTGGCTTCATTTAATATTTTATACCGTTCTTCGGTTTGTAATAATTTTTTGTTTATTTCGTATAGTTCTCTAGCTTGTATTTTTTGGTTTTCAGTTAATTTAGCTATACTTTTTTCAAACTCAACTCTTTCTAATTGGTCTGCATTGATACCTTTGAACATACGTTCTTGCTCACCAACCTGCTCAGCTGATTGTCTCATTTGCTCACCCAATTGTTCAAATATTGAAATTTGCTCTTGGTTTCTTACCAAAGCATCACCATCCAATCCAGCTTGTTGTTGTTTTAATTCACCTACAGTTGCTATCAAAGAACCCATTTGGGTATAACCATTATTACTTTTGGTCAACCACTCTCTTCCCTCTTTGGTCATTCTAGCCATAGATTGACCCATCTCCTCAATATATCTATTAGATTCCTCTAAAGAGTCTTGTCTTTGTTGTTCAATTTGAGCTTGTCTTTCTTGCTCATCAGTTGCTTGGCGTTCAGCTTCAGCAATTCTTTGCAATTCTCCTCTTCTTTCTTCAGTAAGACGAAGGCGGATTCTTTCAGATTCAATTCTTGATTCTAATTCTCTTCGTTCAGCGGCACTAGCAGTTGCCATTGCTCTATTTTGTTCGGCAATACGTTCTCTTGCTTCACTTTCTGATTGAAGTAAATCGTTTAATTCTAACTGTTCTTGTGGAGTTAATGCCATTTACTGAATTTATTATGGGGCTAATCCGTATTTTTGTAATATTTTATACCCTTCTGGATTTTTTTCTTTAAATGCATCCAATCTTGGTTTGGCTTTATCATTTAAAGCCCTAATTTCCGCATCTAATTTTTTAAGTATGGGGTCACTATCTATAATATCTTGTAATTTATCAGGTTTTTTTTCCTTTGTAAACCATCCAAAAAACTCTTTTAGATTAGATTTTGATATTTTATATTTTTTCATCTTATTATCTACAATTGTACACCTATAAATATGATATAAAAGAAAAAGTTAGGATTTTGAGTGTTATCTCTTTATCCTAACTTTAGATTGTTTGTTTGATGCTTTTACGGATTCACTTTCTTTCTTTTTAGCTTCAACTAATTTGTTGTAGTAAAAGTTTCGTAAATGAGTTGGCATTTTGTACAAATCCATTATTGTAAACCCATTTCCAAATTGAACCATATCAAATATTTGACTATGGAGATTTATACTATGATTCGTTGGTAGGCCAAAAAAAGTTTACACCCATGGTGATAGGTGCCTCCTCCGCCTCGCCATCGTCATGCGTATATTCAAATTTCATATCAATATCCGGTGAAATGGTTTTTACATGAGCTCTGAATGCTCTACTATCTCTTGCTAACATTGAATTAACATACTTTGTAATTGCAGCCATATCAGTATTACCATCAACACTTAAAATCATATATCTAAGTCTTGTTGTAATCTCAAATGAACCATCTTTACTTATTTTTTGCATTGCAGTGATATCTTTATCTATTGATAATTCGTCACCATGTGTAAGTAATTTAAATTTTAATTTAGTTCCAGTTGGTGTAGTATAATCAAATTCATTTTTATTTTTAAATAAAGATAAATCAATTTCTTTTACAGAAACAGCAGATAAATCAACCGTATGTTCAACAGTAGTACCTAATTTAGATGAATAGAATTTAACAGGATATTCAGCACCATATCCTAGCATACGAGTTGCAAGGATTATAGCGTTTTTATCACCAATTATAATATCATTTATGTTTACATCATCTACGATAATTGATTCAAATAACTTATCTAATACTATACCTTTTTTAATTAAATTTTGGTTTGACAGTAAATCTTCTTCTTTAGCTGTCATATACTTGATTGTAATTTGTCCCGATGATAATGGATTTTCTTTTGGATATACCTTACCTTCGGATGGCAAATCTAATACTTGCGTTGGAAAATCATATTCTTTTTCACTCATAACTTTATTTGTTTGTTTTGTATATATAAATACATAAAAATTAAAAATTTGAAAATAAAAAAGGGATAACCTTTCGGAAATCCCTTTCTTTTAATATATACAATACTATTAGTATTCTAAGATAGCGTAATCGTATGTTAATGTTAATGTAATTGTAGCAGGGTCATTAGAACTGAAGTCCAAATCTCCGAAGTTTGCTTGGGAAATAAATGCTCCTTTTAATGTCCATTGTTCAATCTTATCACCAACCGGTCCTAACATATATAAATTGATATCTTTCTTATAGAAGTCAGCGTATCCATCTCTACCAGTTAAAGATTCGTGCGATAAACGAACCCACTCCATAACTGCTTGTGCAGCTGATGGTACAATTGGGTCGTAAAGTGTAATCTCTAAATCTTGCCACTCTCCTTTACCTTTCAATTGTCTTTTTATATTGATGTGGTCCAAAGTTACCTTTTCAAATTGGATTGTTGGTCTGTTCGCTGCCTTAACTAAGTATCCAGGAACTCCCGCCCATTCCATAATGAATCGGTTCTTCATTTTAGGTTCAAAGTTCGTATAGAACATTTGGTCAAACTCTAATATCTCTGCCATTTTATTAATCTATTTTAGTAATTATAAATATTGTTTTTTGTTTTTTTTATATTAAGCGTTAAAACTTGCTCCAGTTGGTAAGATGTTGAAATCAATTATGATGAATTCAGCGGTCTTAGCAGGTTGTAAGAAAATTTGTCCAGCTAATATGTTTCTATCAATTACATCAGGAGTATTATTAGATTCATCCATTACTACTCTAAATGCGTATAAACCTTGTCTTTGTTGGATTGCCTCTAAATAAGGGTTTACAGTGTTTAAGAATCTATTGCGAGTTGCTGCGGTATTTTGTTCGAACAACAAATAACGAGATGTTGATGCGATATACTTTTTAACAGTGATTAATAATCTTCTTACGTTGATTCTATCCAATGCCGATGCTTTATCTTGCAATGTTTTCTGTCCAAATGCTACAATACCTTGTCCAGGGAATGCTGCTATTGGGTTTACTTTGTTCTCATAAAGAGTATCTCTTTCAGAGTGTGTTAATCTATTTAATACTGAAATTGCTCCTGCAATTCCACCTCTATTCAAACCAGCAGGTGCGAACCATTCTGCTGCCAATCTATCGTTTTGAGCGAATACAGCCGGCATTAATACCGATGGAGGAACTGAAGTTACTCTATTTGTATTAGTATCAATTGTTTTCATCCAAGGGTAATAAGTTGCTACATAGTTTGAATCTACGGAGTTAGCTTGTTCAGTTGCTTCAGTAATTGTATCATCATAATCGTTAAAATCAGCGATGTAGAAACAATCTTGTCTAGCTTCAGCCATATCAATTACTTTAGTAGTAACAGATGGATGTAAACCTCTAATAATACCCGGAGTTGCTACCATATTGATATCCCACTCATCAGGATTAGATACAGCGTTGATTGCTTTTGAATATGCCGCTGAACCTGATTTTGCTGAAGTTGTACAATCAAATCCTTGTGTGTTTGATACTCCCCAATCTGCATCTCCAGCTTTTGCTATTGGTACAGTTGGATTTAAACCATCAAAACCACCTTGAAATGCTAATACAAATTGTCTTTTAACCATATCACCAGCAGCAGAACCAGTCATTACATATGATAATTGAGAATCAAATGCAAATGCCGTATTTGCACCGGTTTCAGTTACCATTGTTAATGGTTTTAAGTATTGTTTGTTATCAATTGCTACAGCCGATTCAAAATCAAAACCAGCATAATATGTAGGTGATGATGATGTATTGTTAGCTGAACCAGTTTGGTAAACTACTGCAGGTACTTTAGCTGCTAATGTAGTATTTCCACAATAAATTGGGTTTTCATATGAAGCGTGTCCAAATGGTGCTGCTGATATTGGGAATGAACCAGCTTGAGCTACATGAACTCTTACATATCTTGATTTGTTTGAGTAATCACCATTTTCAGTAATTTTACCATCCGCATCGATTGTATAATATCTATCACCAATTCTTCTAGCTACATAATTTGCAGATGAAGGGTCTAAATTACAATTGTTATATGTTTCATAAACTGTCTTTCTCTTATCAGTATCAGAATACGAACGAATTGTTACAGTAAATGTTGCGTAATCAGTTGAACCATCTTCACCAGCTGCTTTAACATTTGAAATACCAATTTTAAATTTAGTATTATATAATGTACCATGTCCTAATGTTGCAAAACGGAATAGTTCGTATCTGATTCCACTTATATCTTGAGATACCACATATGGTGTAGTTGCTTCTTGTACATCGTATGCAAAATCTTGCGTTGGAAGATATACAGGATATATCTTAACACCAGCATCACCACCATCAGGTCCTTTAAATGCCAACGAAGAACTTTCAAAGTAAGTGTAAGTATATGCTTTTTTAGCTCCAAATGGTGATTCACCAAATACATCCGATAAATCATTAGTTGCTGTATTTAAAATACTAGCACTTATTGAAGTTAATGCAGTTGAACCAGAATTAATTGGACCTGAAATTACGAATGAACCACTAATACTTAAACTACTTGATAAAGTTGTTGATGTTGCAGGGAATCCCACACCTTCATCACCAGCTTTAGTTGAATGTAAAGTTGCTACGATTTTTTGTCCATTTGAACCGGATGCTAAAATACCAAATGCTGCAATTTGCTGATATCCTCCGATACCACCAACTCTTACGATGGTTGCACTTCCTGCTTCTCTAAGGTAGTTTTGTACTGCATATTCAGTATAGTATGTACTATCAGGAGTACCGAAGATATCTTCAAACTCCGACTGCGTTCTAACTACCGTTGGAACGAATGCTGGTCCTTGCTTAAAAGGACCTATAAATGCTGCTCCGATTTCACCGACTCCTTGCGCTAAGAAGGATAAATCGTTTTCTCTTGTGAATACACCGGGTGATACAATTCTTTCTGCCATTTTTTTATCTCTAAAATTCTATGTTTGTTATTTTGTAAAAAGTTTTCCAATTTACACATATAAATATAAAC